CGTTGGCCAAATTCGCACTGTTGGTCGCCCCGGCGTTGAATGCCTGGGCCTGCTGGTTCGCTGACTGGTTCGCCAGGTTCGCCTGCTGCAGGTTGCTCGCGTTCTGGGCGTTCGTCGTCAGCTGACCCTGGTAGTTCGTGCTGGCCGCGCTGTTGTTCGATGCCTGGTTCGCCAGCCCGGCCTGTTGGTCATAGCCGGCGTTGGCCAGCGCACCGGACAACAGCCCGCCATAGTTGGTCGAGTTCGCCTGCTGCTGGGCGGACAGGTTGGCCAGCTGTGTCGCCTGCGCCAGCCCGGCGTTGTTGCTGGCCGCGCCATACTGCTGCGCGCCGAGGCCCTGCGTCGCCGCCAGCGCGCGGTTCTTGTCGGCATCGTACGCGCCGGCCTGGGCGCTCACCGCGGCGTCGGTGTTGTTCTGGCCGAACTGGCTGGCGGCCTGTTGCTGCGCCTTGGCGAAGTCCCCGATCGCGTTGCCTTCGGCGATACCCTGCCGGCTGCCGCCGTACTGGCCGGCGAGCACGCTGTTACTCCGGATCGACGGCAACACCGTCTTCATCAGCGTGTTCGTGGCGCTGTCCTGCATCGCGTTGAACGCGTTGGTGCTCTGGTTGATTCCCTTCTGGATAACGCCGGTCAGGAACGGGTTGTCGCCGGGCGTGCCGTTGATGAAGCTGTTGTAGGAACCGGTGAGGTCCATGTTGTTCTGCTTCGGCGCGTTCATCTGAACGCCCGAGGCCTGCGCCGCCTGCATCGCGCCGGGCTGCTGCACCTGGGCGGCTTGGGCCTGCGCGGCCTGCATCGCGGCCGGCGTCGAGAATGTCTCACCCTTGTTCCACAGAACGTCCATGCCCTGCGCGCCGACCGAAGGCGCGCCGGTGAGCAGCGAGGTCGACATCTGCGGCGTGGATCCTGCCTGCGCCGCCTGTGCCTGAGCCGCCGTCGCCTGCGGTGCCGCCTGCGGGTTGAGCATGCGCGCCGCGGTGTCGTGCATGAGGTTCATGTCGTTGGCGCCGCGCGTGCTCAGGTAGTCGCCGGACAGTTGCCCCTACTGCTGCATGGCAGCCGACTGCGGGGCGTTCAGCAGGGACTGGTACTGGCCCAGCAAGCCGTTGTTGCCGGCCGAACCGAACAGCATGGAATCGATGCGTGGGTCGAGCTGCTGCTGAGTGGTAATGGTCTTAGTGCCGGTTTGCGAGCTGCCGCCACCGAGCAACTTGTTTCCCACGACGGCGGTTGCCGCTCCTGCTACTGCTACCCATGCCATATCAGTTTCCTCCGATGCTTAGGGTCTTACAAAACTCCAGATAACCCTCGTAGGTGTCCGTCACGAATTCAGCCTTGATCTTGTCGACGTCGGTCTCGTCGGTACCGTGGATGGTCGTCCACACGCAGTCGGTGTGGGCGTAGGCGACACGCTTGGTTCCTGGCGGCGAGACAATCGTGAACGGGGCGCACACGCGCTCGATGCCGCTTTCGGTCAGCACCGAGATTTCGCCGGCCGACAGGATGTTCAGGTTGGTGAACTTGTGCACCTCGCCGGTCAGCACGGTGCCGGCCGGTATGTGCAGCTCGCGCGCGTACACGCCCTTCGAGAAGTGGTGCCGCACTTTGAGCTCGATCGTGCCGGCCGCGCGAATCTGCTGTTCCAGCCGCTCGGCCAGCAGCGGCAGTGCGGCTGCGCGCTCGAGGTTGCTCATCTCCACGGGCGGCGGCCGGTCAGGCAGGTTGCTCGGCCACGTTGGCAGCGGCCGCCGGTGACGTGGACCCACTGCCTGGCACAGCACCAGCGGCAGTGCCTGCGGGAGCGGTAGCGGCGGCCGGTGGCGCGGCATCGGCAACGATGGCGGTGTCCGCGGCGGCAGCGGTGTCGATCGGCGCGGCGGCGGTGGACGGCTGCGCCGAAATAGGCAGGACCGGCAACGGGAGCCCGATCGAGACGAGCGTTTCGTACAGCGCCGCGTCCTTGATTTCCGGCGTCGCGGCAGGATCCTGGTCGAGGAGTGCCTTCACCTTCTCGCCGACTATCATCCCGACCTCGTACAGCGCGGTGAGACCTTCGGCCCGCTTGAGCTCCGTCGGGGAGGCTTGGCGAATGTTCACCGCCTCGCCGTTGCGCAGCGCGTGTGCGACGTCGCCCAGGTTGAGCCACCGGTTCTCTGGCACTGCACAGAGGCAGCCCATCAGGGCTGGCGCGCGGGCGTTGAGCTGCTCAGGAAAATAGACCACGTTCATGTTCATCCCTTCGTAAAAGATAAATCGATCATCTCGAATGCCTATGCATTTCACCTGAACGGAGTCCCAAAATCATGGTGTCTTTGGGACGATTTGGAGTGCGGTGCCGATATCCCTGTAGGCCTGCGAATCGCCGATCCCGAACCGGCTCATCAGCCGGTCGCGAACCTCTGGCCGGGGCGTTCTGGCATCAAGCAGCTGTCGTGCAAACCTCACGCGCTCCTCTCGGTGGTCGATGACGATCCCGTGGCGCGCGACGACGGTTTCGATCATCAGCCGGAACTCGGCGATCGCCGCCGGCTCCGCCTCGCATTCGCCCAGCGTGGCCAGCAAATCTTTCAGGACCTCGGCGTGCATGTGGCATTTCCTGGCGACGATAGGGCAATTCCGATGGCTGCTTCTGCCTGGGCCAGTTCGATGTCGAAGACGCTGGTCGGCCTATGTGGAATCCCCAGCCGGCGGCAGATGAGGCTGGGCCTGGCGTTTCGTATGTAGTGCCAGCGCAGCAGCTCTCTTTGTTTCGGCGCCAGGGTTTTCCATGCGCGCTCGACCAGCGCGGCGTCACCGTCATCAATCCGATCGGCCGAGGACCCTGCCGAGTACTCGCCCTTCGCTGCGCGCCGCACGTGGCCGCATACGTGCGCAGTCATGGACCCGCTGCCCCGCGCCGGCCCGGAACGTGCCCACCTCGCCCAGTTGCTGATCCGCTCTCGGTCGCTCTTCAAATTCGTCACCTTCATCCGTCCGGGTTGTCTCTCGCGCGCGAAATGGTCTTGGTCAGGCTGGTAGGCCCTGCTGTTTGCCGCCCCTCAGGTTGTAGCGCTCGGGAGTGACATCGATCCGTTCGAGGTACTGCTGCGACGCCTTGTCGAACCAGAAGCCCAGCTTCCCTTCGTACTGGCCATGCCGCTGCTTCTCGCAGGCGATGACGCAGGTCGGCTCGTCGGTCTTCTTGACCTCGGCGTTCTTGTTGCGCCAGACGATGAACACGTTGTCAACCAGGTCGGTGATCGAGCTGGCGCCGCGGATGTCGAACTTGCCTGGAGCCTTGCTCTCGCTTTCGCCTTTGCGCACGTGGTGCACCAGGTGCACGTGCACGCCGTTGGCCTGGGCAAAGCCGCACAGGGCATTCACGAAGTCCTTCTGGCCGTTGTAGTCGTCCTCGCCGCGCACACACTTCATGAGACTGTCGATGACGAAGTGGGTAATGCCGAAGTGCTTGCGGGCATAGCGCAGCACGGCCATGACCTTGCGCCAGTCGATCGCGCCCAGGTGGTCGTATATCCACAGGCGGCTGTCGGTCCAGCGGTGCAGCTCGCCCATGAACTGAATCGGCGGCTGGTCGCCCGCGTAGGCCTGGCGGCACATGCGCTGCATCTGGCGCGGTGCCGACATCTCGAACGATGCCACCATTACGCGCTCGCCCTGGAAGCACAGGTCCAGCTCGACCTGCGACAGGAACATCGACTTGCCGTGGCCGTTGACGCCAGCCCACAGCGAGACCTCACCCGACCGGAACTCGACCTTGTCCTTGGCTTTTTCCCACAGCATGGTCGGGAAGCGCTGCTGCTGCGGCGGCGGGTAGAACAGCGCGATGGTCTGCTCGAGGAAGCTGGACGCCGGGATGATCCGGTACTGCTCCTCCTCTTCCATGTAGGCGGAGAAGTCGATGTTGTCGGGATGAGATTCATGGGCTCTGCTTTCTGATGTTGGTTGATAGGTGCGACCTTCGATGAAGTCGCGGTTCTGGAAGGCCATCCACTCCAGGAAGTCCAGCTGGCCGACTCGTAGCGGGGCAGGCTTGGCTAGGTCTTCGGCGTTGGGCACCAGGTACACCTTGGCGCCCCAGCTGCCCCCCTGATGCCAGATGCACAGGTAATCCGGCCGCTGTCTGGCGATGGCCATGACGATCGGCGCCCAGTTCGGCTCGTCTCCGATCCAGACGCAGATGTCGAGGCCGCGGGCCCACCGCCAGTCGTACTCGGCGCCGGGATCCGCGAACACGGCTTGAGTCCACGAAGGCGTGCCGCCAGGATGGGCTCAGCATTCCGCGCAAGCGGTAGGGTCACTCCCAGTCCTTCCTGGAAGGGCCTCCAGCGCCGAGCTGACCCACGTAGTTCGCGAAGTTCGAAGCACCGAACAGGGTGGCCGGCCTGAGGTACTTACGCATTGCCGCGTCTTCGCCCCACTCGGAGACCTTCGAATCCACCACTGCCTTGCATTCGTCAACTGTGGCGCCTTCGCTGAGTCGGGCGGCGATCAGCCTGATGGTGGCTGGCAGCGGCTTGTAGGCGTGGCCTGCTTTCTCGTTCAGGTGGGCCAAGATCTCGGCGGCCACCGCCTTATCCGAAGATGAAGATGAAGATGAAGATGAAGATG